GCATTGTATTGGATCCTTGTAGTATTTATTCGGCAGAATTCCACAATTAGATCATCTTGATTCCGGTGGTGCTTTGAATGAATTGGTCAGCAAACTGTTTTTCTGTGGCAGCAACCACTGTGACTGTGCCTTTGGACAATTGAATGTCTTTGTCCGGGCTCACAGTGAACAGGTACGGCATTAGACCTGGGCCTTGCGCACCCATGGCAATGACCATGGGTCTTGACAGTGTATAATGCATTGGGCCATTGTCCACTAGTTTGGCAACAATTTCCTCGCCTGAAGTCAATTTAAGCGTTACTACTTCGCCGATCACAGCGCCTCTATCAATTAACATGTTAGTCCTTTTGTAAATATGTTTTAAGTTCAGTAAATCCACCAATCAGTTCTTCATCTAGGAAGATCTGTGGCACTGTTCTGGCTGTGGGCACAGCTTCTAACAGTTGTTCTCGAGTCCAGTTGCGACTCACGTTGCGTTCTTCGAATTCAATGCCTTTTTGTTTGAGCAGGGCTTTGGCCTGATCGCAGTAAGGGCATTGGTCTTTTGACCATACAATTGCTTTCATTTTGTTTCCTCGGTTGTTAATTATTGAAACGGTACTCTTGGGATAATAATAATATTTGGCGGCGCAGGGTTCTTATGATCATGCAGCTTGTGCGGTGTCCCGTGAGGTTTGTTGTGTGCTCTCAAATCAGCTGATCCCAATGCTTGGTCATAGTTGACTGCGCCTCTAAAACAACCAACAGCATATGGAAATTCACGGTTCAAGTGATAGTGATAGATGTTCTGCATCTTGCCGTCCCACATCACTGGATGAGTGTGTCCGTGGCATTCGTCCAGTTGCTCATTGGTGACCATCTTGCCATCATCGCCTCTAGGACCATAGATACCAAATCCATCTAGGGCATAACCAAACAGGGGTGAATGACCCTCTGTGCCTTGATTGGGGAAACACTTCCATGAGTAACCATGCAGGTGATATTGTTGAGCATAGGGATGTCCCCAACATTGATCAACTGGCAAGACCGAAGCAGGCGGATACCATGCTACATTACTGGCGTTTGCAATTTCAGCATGCCATACTGTACCGGTGAGTGTGACGCCAATTGGCAATGCGGCTATGGGATTTGGCTTGGCACTGACCTTGGGATATTTAGGTAGTTGAATATTTAAAACGTAAGGACTGATGCCAATGGCTGCGGCACTGGAATAGTCTGAACCAGGAATGCCTGTTCTAAAATCATGTCCACCCGGAGCCACACTGTAATACTTGTAAGCAGGGGTGCCAGGTTGTACCGGAAAGTCGCCCATTGGGGTATTTGGTAATCCATTGCCTACAAAATAACGATACTGGGCATCTTCGGTTATAGCAAACACACTGCCTTCCTTGGCATAGTCTTTGGCATATTTGGTGCCGCTCACATATGGCATCTTTGAAATAACCACAGTGTTGTTTGCAGTGTCCATCCAAGGCTGTGTGCTGATTTTAAATCGTGTGTTGGCCGGAACTGCCGCAAGAAAATCTGCAGCCATGTATAGTCCATTACGTTGAGCTACATAAGGACTTATGGTTCCAGAGCTTAGTAATGTTGTGGGTGCATCTTGGGCCGCAACCACATGACTGAACAGAGCTATAACTAGTGCTAGTAATATTTTTTTCATCTATTTCTTTTTGTTTATAAATTGGGCAATGCATCGTAATCAAGTTGATCACTCATGATGCCAATAACATAGTTAGTCGACTCGTTCTCTTGCAGTGCAGTTTGTTTGTTCGACGTGTTGACATGTTTGTTAAACCAAGGAATCGGTGTGGTTTTTGGTGCTGGCGATTGGTACTTGATACCAATTTCTTTCAATGCACCCACGGCTGTGAAATCAACGAAATCTTTGAGAATTTGTGCGTTCAGTCCAATCACTGGGCCACGCTTGAACAGATAGTCAGCCCAGGCCTTTTCTTCGCGGATCACATCTGCATACAAGGCATAAACTTCTGCTTCACATTCCGCCTTGGCCGCAGCAAAGCGAGGGTCTTCTTTGACCACTTGATTGATCAAGTATGCAGTCCAACCTTTGTGTAGCAGTTCGTCTTGTAGGATTAGGCTGATAATGTTGCCATTACCAATAAAGATTTTGTTTTCAACCATTGCTAAACTTGTGGCAAAGCTAACCATGAAACGGAAGGCTTCCAGTGCATAGCTGGCGTTGAGTGCTAGCCAAATGGCCTTGATATGGGAATGATCAGTGACAGCGTCAAATCCCAATTCTTTCTTGCAATTCATTTGATGCAAGTCATCATAGTACTTGCCAACGCTGGATGCCATGTCCACAATCTCTCGAGTGTCGTGAATGGTGTTGAACACATCCTTGGGCACGTTGTAGATGTTACGGATGATATGGCTGTAGCTCTTTGAGTGAATGTTGGTTTCAAAGAATGTCCAGTTGTAGACCAAGGCTTCCAGTTCGGGCAAGCTGATCACTGGCATGAAGATTTGACTTGGGCCGCGCCCTTGTAAACTGTCCAAGGCAGTCTGGCGCAGTAGGTTGCTGGTGAAGATATGCTTGACAGCATCACTTGCTTCTTTGAAGTCGTTTGAGTCTTTGGTCAAACTGACTTCTTCGGGCTGCCAAAAGAAACCGCGAGCAGTGGCTTCAAAGTCTGCGATCTTTTTGTACTTGACTTCTTCAAAGCGTTGGATAGTGACAGGACCGGCTGGGTCTAGAAACATCTTGCGATTCAAGTAATCTGTTTTGGTGTTTAGGTTGTATTGTTGTTTGCTCATATGTTACCAATGTCTAATGGTGTTTGCCATAATAAAGATACATGTAACCACATGTATTGCCACCCAGAATGTTTTTAAAAACAAAGCGATACGGGCTTCGCGCAGTGTCAAGATAGGCACGTCGGGTCTATCACTATCAGACTCGCCCATTAAATGACCAGTGGCTCGGGCCCAGACTCGTTCAACACTGTTCATAACTTGCAACTCTCACAGTCGTCAACATCATCATAGTCGATTGGATCTAGCGCGGCAGGAACTTCTTCTGCGTCTTGCTTGCTGCCGGCCTTGTTGATCAGGCTGTAGTAAAAGGTCTTGAGTCCCCATGCATGTGCCTGCATCAGGTTCCGAGCAATCAATGTGGTAGGAACTTTACGACCTTCAAAGTGTGCAGGATTGTAGAAAGTATTTGTACTGATACTTTGATCCACATAGGCTGCAATCACTGCTGCGGTTTTCAAATAGCCGTCACAGTCTTTCTGTGCCCACATCAGTTGATACTTGTTTTTTAGTTTAGCGTACTCTGGCACGACTTGAACAAAACTTCCTGCTTTTGATTCTTTGACTGAGATCAGGCTCATGGGCATTTCAATACCATTGGTGCTGTCGATCACCACTGAGCTCGACTCAACTGGCGCCACTGCCATCTGTGTGGCATTGCGAACACCATATGCTCGCATGTTGGCACGAAGAATTTCCCAATCTAGTTCAGGAGCAAAGTTGGCTAATTCGTCAACACCCTGGGCACGTAGTTCCCATGGAAATACACCTTGCCCATAACGTGTACGATCACTGCCTTCGCACTTGCCGCGTTCTTTGGCTAGTTCAACACTGGCTTCTGTCAAGTAGTAGGCTTGGTGTTCCATCCATGATTTGACTTCGCCTAGAGCTTCCTTCTCACCGTACCTGAGACTTCGCTTGGCGTGCCAGTAGGCAAGGTTGGTGATGCCGATCCCGAGCGGTCTGATTTCGTCGTTGGAGAGTTTAGACTGGATGGAAAGAAAGTCTTGATAGTCAAGAATATTGTTGAGGCTACGATGCAGTATACGACAAGCACGGCGCATATCTTCTGGGTTACGGAACGCACCCCAATTGATTGAGCCCAGGGTGCAAAGTGCGATACGACCGCTATCGTCATCCAAACGTTTAAAGGACTTAGTAGGTAAAAGTATTTCACAGCAAAGATTACTCTGGTAAATGGTGTGGTATTCAGGATCAAACGGTCCTTGGTTCATGACATTGTCAATGAACACTAGATAGATACGTCCAGTGTCAGTACGTTCCTTCAATATACCACTCTTGAACACTTCTTCAGCACTGATTGTTTTGGTTCTTAGGTCTGTACGTTTTTCATACTTGACATACAGTTCTTCAAACAACTTGGTATCTTTGTAAAACGCTTCGTACAGATCCGGAACTTGATTGGGATCAAAGAATGTTATGTTTTCTCGGTTCTTGAATCGTCTCCAGAAGAAAGCACTAAGCACAACCCCATAATCCATATGACGGACTCGGGTTTCTTCTGTTCCTTGGTTGTTTTTAAGGACAATAAGATCATCAAACTGATGATGCCAAATAGGATAAAAAACAGTAGCACTTGCATTACGAATACCTCCTTGACTGCATGAGCGTAGGTCACCGAACCACTTCTTTAAG